ATTCTTCTTGTGCTTCTACGGATTCGCTTGTTATACGTTGCCAGCGGGTCTGAGAACCGAATCCTCTGTTCAGCTTAGCATAAAAATTTTCTAGAGCCGTACCTGCCGCCGTGGTTGTTGTATTGCTTTCTTCAATGGTTTCGTTTGCTGTTTGTTGGGTTCTATAAAAACCGGAGGTTGCATAATCCGCTTCTGTTACTCTGCGCCCATACATAAAAGCAGATTTGCTGAGCATCATTAACCCATCAGTGTTAGCAGTAGAGAAAAGATGCAAATCTTCAAAGCTGCGACCAAGTAAAATATTTTCTTCGGCCAAGTCTCTACTTGCTTTTGTCATTCTTCCAGAAGAAACTAGAGCATCAAGAACACCCACGGCATAATCGTCCCAATCTGAAGTATTTTTTAATATGTTCTGCTCCGACGATATGAGAGCGCCTGATAATAAATTTTGACCTTCTAACAAATAGAAAACAGCATCAGCCGCGTTTGCAATGGCAGGAGAAAGTTTAGTTTTTGCGACATCCGCGACGTTTGCCAATGCCGTTTCCATTCTGGCAAAGCTTGCCTGTGTACTCTCGGTAACATCGCCAAGAATCAACATTCTTTCTTGTAGACCTTCAATAACCGCCTGATCGAACGCATCGCCCGTGAACCCTTCATCTTTTAGTTCTTGCGCTCGTTTTGTTACTTTCTCTACAGACAACCCCAAACTATCCAGGCGTGCGGTTGAATCATTCGCAAAAGTCAGAATAACTTGCTGCATATCCAACCCAAGAACGCTGATTGCTTCGGCAAGGTCTACTACCCCATCTTGCGTGTTTGCTAATCCCAGCTCTATAATATCGGTAGCAGAACGCATCAATTCAGCGTTATCAACCATTCCACCAGTTGCCGCTCTCATATCACTTAGCAAAGCGTCTGCAACAAAACCGGCGTGAGTTGCAACATTGTCGAATTTAGAAGCCAACAAATCAAGCTCCGCGCCCTCTTTACCAAATTCAAAGACTTGTTTTGTAACTATTGCAAAAGATGTCAAACCGGCGGTAACTTTACCAATTCCATCCGTAAAGTTACCCATAGTTTTTTGCAATCCGGTAAGTTCTTTTTTGCTATCACCAGTTGCAACGTCAATTAATATCTGTAGTCTGCTTTTTGCGGTTGCCATAATATAAAAAAGCCTAGCGGGTTTGTGCTTTCCGCTGGGCTATAATCCAACTAACCATCTCCCACGCCTTTGGGTTTGTCTTAGTCCATTCCACCGTCCTGTTGCCTGCGGATTTGTAACCCATCAGGGCGTTATAGTAACTCAGAGCGGTGTTGATGCGTGGTAACATCCCAGCGGGGAGGGACATTACATCGGCAATGCCCCATGATTTATAGTTAAGCGCTCGTTTTAGGTCTGGTGGGGGTGGCGTGCTGTCAAAAATGTGCGCGCCAATCCCCATTACAAGGCTTTTGGGACAAATGTCACGGCGGTGTAAGCCGCGTCAATCTGATTGCCCAACCACTTGACCGCGCCGGGGTGCATTTCGTCAATGTCTTTCCCGGCATAAAAATAACGCTTTTGACCGTCAAACTCTCCGACTTCACACTCAGGCGCTACAATCCAGTCGGCTGCAATCGCCGATTTGAGAGTGGCAGCCGCTGCTAGGTTAGTTATACCGGCGGCTCTAAGTGTTGCATACGGAAAGTTCATGATAGCGCGCTCAAGATTTTCAACGTCAATTTCTAGAAGCGGATCTTTGAGGGTGAAATCTTTCTGCCACGCGTGAAGTTTTTCAGGGGTGGTTTTTTTATCGGTCATATTAGGTCGATGTGGTGTAAGTTACATCGTCAAGAGCAATTGAAACGTCTGTGGTGATGATCCCATTCACGGGGGCGCTCAACGGTGCCGTAATGATGGTTCCTTTGGTCGCGGTTACTTCGATGTTTCCCGCGGTGTCACCGCCGGGGTGTCCTTCCCATGCGCCAGTCGTGCCAGGTCGCAGGGCAATTACTTTGGTAGTATCATCGGCAGAAAGCGCGAGAGTAACACCAAACGAGATTTGACGAGTGCCGGCCGCGTGCTTATCTTTACCATCGCATTGATAAACTACATCCTGAACGGCATCGGCTAAATCCCAAGCCTGCAAACAATCATCAGCATCATAGACGGTTCCAGCAAAAGAGAAACTTGCGTTTTTTCCTGAATCAGCCATTTTTTAATTCCTTTTTCTTTGGTTTTTTCTTGTACGCCCTTTTCTTGCGAGCATATCCAGAAAGTATTAATCTTTTGGCGGTATATTCCCGCGCTTGAAACTCGTCACCTTGCGATACCTTCAGCGGCCAACCCGCATCGTCAGTCGCAAAGCCTTTGAGTGCTATTAGTGTAATCATTACGCTGCCCTAAATGTTAGATTGCAAACCAATGACCAATATTCATTACCTGATACCGTCTGCGTTGTGGTGCTAGTTATTTCGTAATCAATAAAGTTTGCTGTTTCTAGTGCATCAACTGCGGTTTCAAAGTTGTCCATTAGTGCGGCAATCTGATCATAATTCTCTGGCTGCGTGCCTTGCCCGACCGCCTGAAACGCTATTACGAAACCGATTGAGCGCGTCTTACTGTCATTCATACAGCTCGTTATCGGTTCGCCCTGTTCAGCGGTGGGCAGCAATGGAAACGCAACCGGCAAGTCAGCAGTGTCAATGCTCGCGGGCGGTTCGTCATAATGACGACGTACGCCGTCAATGTCTAAACCCTGGACCGCTGCAACAACCTGGGCGTTAGTTGGTTGGTTGCTTGCCACGTTTCTTGGCCTTCGGTCGCCCGCGTTTGACTTGCGAAATGCGTCCGGTCATTTCGTAGACGTGCGCGTCACGCTGATCCATTTCAACGGTATCACCAGGGCGGTACACTTCCATTTTGTGGACGATAACATGATTAACTTTATATTTCGGCATTGTTAAATGATCTTTCGGTAGGGCCGCAACATAATTGCTACGTCTGCGGGTATACCAACAGGGATCGTGATCACGCCAGCATCGGGGATGGCGGTAACGTCAAAAACTTGGGCATCCTTCTGGCGATACATAAAAGCCGCCAATCTGATACACGCCTGCTTGATGTCATTCGGCGCGGTTTCGCTGTAGGCCCATTTTCCGCTGATCTCAATTCCCATTTCGCTATCATCGGTGTAATCCCAATACTTATCACTACTCGAAAGCAGCTTTATAGCAAAATAGGGCGTTTGATTACGCGGGTTTGTGATGTATTCGCTTGCGCTGATCATTTCTGGGCTGGCAGCATCGGCGTTATTGGTGATAGTGTTGATTGATACTAAATCTTCATCGAGAAACAACCATAAACCGTCAGTATCACGCACCGCGTCAAAATAGCGGGTTGTGTTGGTACTGGCTTCGAAGGTCCGCTGTGTGAACTCGTCAATGTCGGATTGAGCGGAGTTTATCAACGTTTCGATTAACTCATTATCGCCGGTTCCAGAAGTACCCAGATATTGTTTAACGTCCGTAACGCTGCAATAGGCCATGAGATTGGAGGGGGTGACAGATGTCACCCCCTGTTAGTTATTAAGCTACGATTTGGGCCACGCTCGCCAGATCACCAAAGGCGGTGGTATTGACGGCATCGCTAAACCGGGATTCGCCAGCAATCGCAATCGCGGCCTGATCACCGCCCGCGGTAGTCAGGGTTAGCGACATTTTGACATGCGTTTTACCTGCGCCCAACTCATCAGCCGACAAGTTGATTACTGCCTGGTTATTGTTGTTCGCGGTCGTCCATTGCGTGATGGATTTACCAGAAATATCAGAGTAGGTTCCAGTTGCGCCCGTGGCTTCCTGAAGTTTGAAATCCAGGGTGCCAGAACTGGCAATCACGCCACCCAATACGATACACTGCAAACGCCGGTGGTCGGCCATTGCAATGGCATCGGACAACTGTGCGCCCGTGGTGTAGGCATCGGGGTCGATGGTGGCTACAATCTGTAAACGATTAGAAAGTAAGTGTTCAGCCATTATTTATCTCCTTTATCCTGCGGCCAGAGCAACGAACGGGCTGACGGTGGTCGCGGCATTTTCGAGAGTGATTGAGTTGTCAATCCAGGGCTGCCCATCGTGGCGGTAGGTTGCGCGCCATGCTAATTGGTCATTGGCGAATTTGTAATGCTCGCTGAATCCGATCTCAAGATCCCGGCGAATACCCGCCAGGTAGTAAGAAGGATCAACCAGCAAAATGTCGCCAGCGGTGTTCAGTTCTGGTAGAGCGCCAGTCACGTACACGGGGAAACCCATCAAGGTCGAAGGGGTGCCAACTCGAAGATTTTCCATCCATGAAAGCGGGTTACTAACCAACTGAATAACCTTCGCAAATGCAGTGTTATTCATGAACCAGGCACAGCGGCCAGCGTTCAATGATTCGGGCATCATCTTGGCATACATCCCGGCAACATCGGCCAGGGCCACGGCGGAAGCGGCGGAGCGGGAAACGCTCGCCAGCGCGCCAGAGTTCAAGATACCCAGCGGCTTACCTGCGCCGTCACCGCGGAAGAAGTTGTAATTCTCTTTCGCAGAGAAAGCACGGGCGAACATGGTGGCGAGTAAACCATCAACGCTTTCGGCAGCATCTTCGCGCACTTCGCTAGAAGCCAACGAGAGGGCGGCCAGCTTGCGGGCGGTCAACTCAATCATGCGGAACCGGGGTTCGCTTTCGGTAATCGCTCCCGCTTCGCTGGTGTAGTATGCAATCACGCCACCGGCAAAACTGGTATCACCAGCGCTGGGGGCGGTTTCGATGTCCAACACCGGAACTTCGCGGGATTTGCCAACCATGTTGACGATGGTCGCACCAGCACGGCGCAAGACTGAGAAGTCTTCAACCATGCCAATGATCAAATCACCAAAATCTTTGGGCACTAAATAGCCACCGGTGGGGCCGGTCTGTTCAGCTAGGGCAGCTTTTTGATATTCGCCATCTTCGCGATAGTTCTTGGTTCCATAAACGGAGCGAAGGCGGTTTACGTTGCCGTTACGAACGGCAATTAGCCAATCACCGAATGATTTCACTTCGGGATTGTCATCTTCTGAATCGGGGGCCACATAACCAACGTCTTTGGCCTTTGCGGAGTTCTGCAAAAGTTGGGTGATTTGCTCAATTTGTTCAGAAAGGTGCTTCGTCTGCGAGTCCACTTCGGGCACCTCAGGCGCTTCGTCTTTCTGAATTGCTTTAGCAACTGCGGCAACCAATTCGGGGGATAATTGATCAGTCATTTTTTCATTCTCCTGATTTGGTTTGTTTTCGGTATCCGGTCCCGGTTCTTCTTCGTTCGCGTTCGCGTCGATGGCTTCACCATCCTCTAGCAACGCCTTTAGATTTGGAAACGTTTTGGATAATGCTTTTATCGCGGTGATGGCGTTATCGCTTATCATGCGCGGTTCTGCTGGGGTTACGGTTAGGGCATCACGTTTAAGCGGCCACACCTGGATTTCGCCGTTAGCTTTGCGTTTCACTTTAGCACCAACGGCCTCGCTGGATGTCCCTACCAGGCCTTCTTCAATTAGCGGTTCGATAAATTGCATATACTCATTACGGCGGGATAGCACACGCTCAACCCATAAGCCGCGGTCATCAACTTTAGCGGTTCGCCAGTCAACATAGCCTAGAATGTCGTCACGCTGCGGGCTTTCGGTGTCAAAATCTACGCCGTGTTCCCAATCGACCGCTAGTAAATTGTTGCGGGTGTAGTTGCTTTCGAATTGAGTATCTTGCGTAAAGTATTCTGCGTGCAAATCCTGCCCGCCAAAGAGTGCCAGATAGTTAGCAACTCTCAGTGTATCGTCGGAGTATTCTCTAATTTTTAGGTGATTGCTCATAACAAAAAAGCCCGTTCCAGATCGGAACGGGCCTAGTCGGGCGGTTCTTGTTTTATTGTCGGCGGGTCTTTCGAGCGGCCTTAATTTAGTTTACGCTAATCCTGCGATGTCCATTGACTTTTGATTAATTTCTAAATTTTCTTCAAGATCACTATCCACATTATAGCACATATTTAGCCATGCCGTTAGATTCTCGCAGGCTTTCGCCATTTGCATGGCACCGCGCCGCATTTGGTCAAGCGACCGTTTCAATTGGCGATATTCTTCGGGTGATAGGTTCATTTTATTTGCTCGCTAAAATCTGATCAACTTTCTTTTGTATCTTTCGTAACACAAATTCATTTTCTTCGGCTGCAACATCATCGGTTGTTTTCCATCCGCGCCGCTTGTGGAAGTCTGCCTGTTCTGAACCCTGCACGAATGGGCCATATGATACATTATTTCCGACAACCGCCGTTAATCCGCCGTTGCGCGTGCGGGATGTCCATTTGCGGCCCAATGTCTCTGAAGTTTTACGGCCACCAATAGACCCATCACGGCGAAGCCAGCGTGTACCGTAACCGCGCTCATACCAGGATTTACCAACGCCAGCGGGGGCATTTGCTTCGCTAGATGGTGGGTATTTTGCAATCTTGCCTTTTACGTGAACGCCCATATCTTTGATAGTCGGGGCCAATTCCGTTTTGAAATTGCCCAACCGTCTAAGTTTACGCTGTAATTCGCGTTCACCGATTATTTTAGCCATTTGCTAATTCTTCCTGATCGGTTACGGGTTGCCCGCTTTCGCTCAATAGTTCATGATTGACCCAGCACCGGCAGCGGGGATGAGCTGGGGGGTATTCTCCGTTTGTCTCGTTGCCTGCCTGTATGGGTTTATCGTTGCGCGGCCCACAAATTGGACAAACCAACTCATCTTCATTCGTTTGCCAAACGGGTTGCATTTTGAAACCCTGCCGCTCCAACTCCCCAACCGTTTCGCGCTCGCCCTCCGCCGCCGCCCTGGTGACTTCTGTCACGGCTATCATTTCGGCGCGCTTCGGCCCGAATGTTGGGGTTAGGGCTGCGTTCAACTCACCAATGGTTTGTTCTTCTTCAAAATAATTCGGTATGATCCGCTGTAATGACCTGCGACTGGTATTATTCAGACCTGAAACGAGTTCAAACCCATAACGCCGTGACCACTCCGCCGCGGCTTCGTTCACCAGGGCGAAATCAACACCTAAAAAAGCGAAGTCATCCATAAATGTTTCCGATTGCGTCATGAACGTGGCAGACAAGAGCGGAACCAGGACCGCAAGAAGTTTGTCCTTATGCTTCTCCCATAGCGCCGGTGGTATCGTGGTCGCACCCGCTGGCAACTCTGGAATAATTTCTACAATCTCTTTGCGGAACCGGCCAAACTCCCGCGCCACTGAACGAGCATAGGCAGCTTCTTGGCGGTCGCGCTCGAATACATCAGCCATTATCTTGCCCTAGCTCAACCGGGGTTCCATCGGGATAATACCCGCTGTTATCTTCTTCCGGTTCCACATCATAAACAATGTCGGCGGTGCCTGATCCCATTTCATAACCTGGAACCTTCATATCAATATGATCTAACTGAAATTGGCAGGTTCGAACTCCGCCTTCGTATCGGTTCATGTTATCGCGGGCGTGCTGAACCTGTGCAAATAAATCGGTCATCTGTTCTACTATCGCGTCGGTCTTTTCTTCCATCTCAAATAGCAGATTGTACTGACCCGCTAACATGTTGTGTTGGGCCTGGTACGCTTCGAATTTAAGTTTATATTCCTGCTTTTGCTTCTCAATCGTTTGTCTGTTTATCATTTGGGCCTCAACATCGTATATATAGAGCGGTGCAGCCAATAAGCTCGATCCATCAGCGATATACACATCAACGCCGCGCCCAATTGCAACACCCAACAAATACTCCGTGCCTGCTTTCTGGTAGGCGTATTCAGTCGAGCTATCCAAATCGACACCATATAATTCAACACGTTCAACATTTTCATAAAGCGCATGAGCCACCAAATAGCTAATAGAACTTGTGAAATATAACCGCGGCGTATAAATTGAAGCGGCAATATCTTCGATTGGATACCGGACCGCGTTTGGAACTTCAAGAAACCCGTCATACATGTAAATTGGAAAATCGTGTTCTTGCTGTAACCATTCCCAATGATCCGGTTTAATGTTCGGGTCAGTGAGCTGCCAATATTGGTGCATCTCATAAAGCCGATCAATACGCGGTACGCCGTGCTTGTAACCGTTGTTCACCGTCCATATCTCATCCGCTTCGCTTTCGTGGATTTGATCGCGGCACTTGGTCGAGAAGCCGTAAATGGCGACTGATTTAGTCAAGGTATTATCACCAAAGCAACTAAACCACTAACCACCAGCGTCATGACCAACCCGATTAGCCCGTAAACTAATCTCTGAACCGGTTCAAACCGTGCCTGTAGCACATCTATTTTATTGTCCAGTTCACGCAAAGTCAGAAGTATTTCAACTTCTGCCTTAGTGTATCCTTTTTGTGAATAGTCGCCTTCCATATTTGCCCTTTGCGTCACTGTTCACTATCTCCCTTCGCACCTTTCCAAAACACAAAAAGAGTTAATCATCTTTCAAAAAATCAATCAGCGCCTTGCCGGCTGGCGTGTATTCTGGCTGCATAACTCCACAAATCAAAGCTCGGTAGCAATTCGCGCTCTTGCCGGTTGAGATAAAATATTTCCCGTAAAAATGCGACCGCGGCGAAGCCACGAAAACCGCGTCAAACCCTAACGCCTCCGCCAATCGTAAACCGTTCAGCGTGTCATGATAATCGCCGTCTTTCGAATTGTAGAAACTAACAACGATTTTCTCAACGCCGTGGCGCTGGGCGACTAGCCAGTTATCAAGCGCCTGGTTTCGTATCGGGTAATCATCTTGAGGGTTGTTCTCAGATAGGATAATTGATAACGTATAAGGAAATTTTACCGATGTAATAGTTTCCCATGACTTCAGGAAATAATCGACCCACTCTGCCCCGGTCCCGCAAAATGGCAAGTTGTAACCGTAAAGACAATAATTATGCGGGCTGGCGTTACCCACTAGCAATTCGGCATCGGGGCATTGTTCCGCCACACGTTGAACGATTTCAACCGCATCGTCAAACGTAGCATAGTAACCGACCGGTCGGCCCTGTGGTGAATGGAGCACGAACATTCTGGGCGCGCACCACTCAACCGGGCGATTGCGATAGGTTCCCTGATCGTGATAGGGTATCATTTCCCATTCGGCCAACTCCGGGCGGGTTGAGTTCCAGTAGCCGGCATACGTCCAGGCTACTTTATCAACATCGGGGAAATATTGAACCGCGTCATAGAATAGCGGGCGATGTCCAACCACTAGACCAACTTCCATTTCACGTTCACGCGGTTGGAGTTCGGCCGCGAATACGTCATCAACGAAAAACACAAATGCGATGAACAGCGCGACAATGACAAATGGCGCGCCGAGTAAAAATGTTCTTATACGGTCTTTTCTCACGGATACCCTAACCAAGCGTCATCAAATACCGCGCGTACTTCTTCTTGCGTTTCGCATTCTTCCAGAGCGCCATAGATAGAAGCGGTGTACACGGGTTCTAGATGTTCGCTTGAAAAATCATAGGCGGGGGATTTGCCACTCTTTACTCGCTTTAAGCAGATCCGCTGCCAGGTTGCTAAGTCTTGCGTCTGGGGGTCAATCTCTGTTATTTCGGTCTTTTGGGGTTCGGCTTCGACAATCTCAATGGTGCGCTGTTCAGGTTCTTTGACAAAAATTGGATCAAAGCTAAGGTTTTCCAGCTCGATTTCATAAGATTCGTCTAGGTCGGCATAATCGGCGGTCGGCGGTAAATTCAGCCCTAACATTTCAGCGGCGATGGATGGCCGCATATCGGCTGCAACATAAGCGGCGTATGATGACGCTCGCTGTTCTTCATCTTCCTGAAAAATGTCCAACCGCTGTGGTTGGAACTGGATATTATAACCCCCGTAAATATTTAGCAACTGATCATTCAGAACGCCCCCGATGAAGTTGCACTCGTCAATAATGGTGTCTTCATAGAAATTACGCTTGTCCTGTTGGGCGGTGGCAAAGTTGGCGGCGTTGCTGAATAATAGCGAGTGGGGAACACCTAACGCGGTCGCAATATCTTCGCGCTTGTCTTTGCTCAAATCGTTATTTGCTAAACTCTCAAGACCTTCGCCCACGATGGTGGGCTTAATCTCATCGGTGTTGATAACTTCCGTAATCCACGATTTAGAACTACCCGCCAATCGTTTGAGCCATGATGTCAGTTTGTTGCGTTCCTGCTCAATGGTATTATTCCCCACGCCAAATATCATGGTTTTGACCAGGCCGCGCTTGAAATATCCTTTGGCGAACATGTCCACTTCGAACAACACGCCAGCCGCATTGATAGCAGCCATCACGGGCCATTGCAGCGGCGGACCGTTTTCAACGTCATCGTCAATCAGCCAGAAGTAGACAACTTCGTCAACTTCAAGCGGTATTACTTGCCCGCGTACACTGCGCTCAAATCCGATCAGCCCCCCCATTGGCACATTCATCGCTTCCGCGTCTTGCTTCTTTTCGGCGTATTTCGGGTTAACACTGCCGGCTATCATGTGGCGCAATCCGGTCGGCGCGGTGCGGGTTCCCATTGTAAGACGTTCGATAAACTGGTATTCGCGCCCATTCTTACAGATACTACGCCCGATCATTTTCAACGTTGCGGGCAAGTTCGGCAAATACCCAACGGCGTTTTGGTAGTTCTCCGAGTTGTCAACCTCATCACCCCTGGCGTTATAAATCGCGAATGGCATAGACGCAACCGCCTTAGAGCGAATGTCAACGCCACGATTGAGCCACGGAACCTTACGCACCAATTGCGTCATATCGTTCCCGGTGTCTGGATCTCCGGTTAGACTTGTCCAGGCTTCGGGGGGCAGGTCCGCCAAACTGACTTTGGTATTTCCGACTAGTAAATAGGGTTCGTATTTGTATTGAGTTGCCATAATTTCATCCACTGATTAGCCAGCTTGACCGGGCATCGCCTTCGTAGGCGTAGCGCAACGCGTCAATAATATGGTTGTTTCGATCAACCGGCACCTTTTTGGCGCGGCCATGTTTATCTTCCTGCCATTGGTATTGCTGAAACTCATTTATACTATTCACGCAATTCTTGCCTATGATAACAGTTTGCTGCTCTAGCCATTGTATACCGTGGTTTACGCTATCTTTACCTTTGGCAGCTCCCGATATTCTAATACCACCCCGGCGGAGTTCTTCAATGCTTTTGGGTTCGGCACTATCTGCAACCACGTATTGATTGCCAATCTTTTCTTTCACTTCCCTAGCCAGAACATCATTAGTCAGTCCAAGTTCGTACAATTCGTCATAAATGTATATGGTTTTCTTTTTGCGGTCGTAGTGCGTACAAGCCAGCGCGGCGGGGTCCGCTGAGAAACCAAAGTCAAGCCCGTGACGCGGTTGTGTAAATTGTTCGGTCATGCCTGACAAATCGCGGACCTGCCAATTTTTGAATATGACGTTACCCAGCACGCCCCAATCACCAAGTGTATAAACCGCTCGATAGTATTCATCGGTCTCGTTTTCAAGATCGGCCACATCTTCGGGGGTCAAAAATCGGTTGTGGATATACCAAGTCTTTAGGATGGTAAGATCATCGCTTTTGTACTCTGTCTGATCATCGGCCCACGCTACCCCATTGAAATACTCGTCATAAATCCAATGGGATTGTAATATCGGGTTGAATGATAGCGTTAGGCGTTTCGCCGTTGACGGATCTCCACCGCGCTGCCGCTTGTACAGGTCTTTTATATCCTTGCGGGTTGTCTCGGTGGCTTCTTCGATCCAGATGTCAGTTATCACGCCCTTCTCCGGTGTGATTGACTTCACCTTTTCGGTATCATCCAGACCGGTAAAAAGTGCCTGGTATCCGTTTGAGCAGGTTATCACGCCGTCGGTTTTATTGGAGTGGAATAGATCCCGCACGCCCCAATCGGTGATAACCTTGTTGATCTCGTTGAATACTGACTTGCGGATTGTGCGCCCCACTGCGCGACAAATAAGATAATTCCTGCCGCCGTTTAGAAGATCATACACTACCCGTTGAGCCAGAAATACCGATTTACCCGAAGATGAACCGCCGTAATATATCTGAGTTCTAGCTAGGTTTTTAAGGTTCGGTCGGTAAACATCGTTGAATACTTTCGGGGCGATGTTTACGTTATATGTCGTCATCCGGTATGGTTACGTTGATTTCGATTGCGCCGCCATCAGAACCGGATACCTCGTGCTTATTGGTCGGTTTTCCGATAGTGCGGTCAAGTATTTCAGAAGATGCTGCCTGCTTAATGTTTTCCTTGCGAGAGTTCAAACCATCTACTTTTACTTGCGCGGCTTCTTCGGCGGCTTCTTCTATTATCAACATCGCCCTGAAAGCATTTTCAACTTTGAATTGTCTCGCAATTTTATTTAGCTTTTCGCGCTTTTCTGCGCCCCAACCATAAAAGGTCGCTTTTTTTATTCCTGCGCCGTGATACCCTCGCGCGTCTGTGCGTGACTTTGATCTCGAAATGACATAATCTATTTCGATGTCGCGCAAATCGGCTAAAAGAGTACGAAGATTGTTCATTTTTAGTCTGCTTTTTGGTATCCAAATGTATATAAAATGCGCGTTATTTGTCTGTAGTTGGTTCCGCAATAATATCTAGCACAACACCAAAAAGCTGGCACTCAGCCAGCTTTGCCATTTCTGCTATTGCGGTTTCGGGTAAGTCCAAAGTCACCCGCACGCCGTTATCTGTCGCGAGTGTTTGCACCTTGTATACTATCGCTTCAAACTCAATCTTTTGATTGCTCGTCAAGTTCTTTCAATATCTCCGTCAACTCGTCAATCGCTTTGGTCGCCTTCTTCATCAGATCAACCGACGCGGTTTTGAGCTGCTCATCATCCAGCTTCACGGCTACCCGGTGATTGACTTCGGCGCTGTATTCGGTCTGCCGCCATTCTGCTAATTTGATCTCAAGAATCTGGCGACGGATGTCATTATTCAGGGGGTCAGTCATTGATTTTCCTTTCTC